TCCAAAGATATCGCTAACACCTTGCCAAGCTTTTTCCCAGTCTCCTGTAAATACGCCTGTTATAAATGTTAAAAAACCGTTCAATGTCTGTGATGCACCGTCAATAATTCCGCCAATCATTTCAAAAGCAATTGAAAAGGCTTTAACAAAAGCATCGCCTACATAAGTAGAAATCGGTTTGAGCACTTTTTGCCACAAAAATGTTAAAATAGCAATAAAGCCAGGAAGGTTTTCTTTTGCAAGTTTATCTATTACTAGTGCTAGTGGAAGTATGCCTTTTTCCCACCAGTACTTCATTACTGCACTAACTGCTTCAATTGCGGGTTTAAAATTACTTGTAAAGAAGTTTGATAAAGGCAATATCGCGTTATCATAAAAGGATTTTGCTATTTTTGATACATTTTGAAATGCCATAGATAAGCCTTCTCCGATTATTTTTGCCACAGGAACTAGTACTGTTTGCCATAACCATAGCATAAAAGTACCAAAAGGCTTTAATACATTATTCCATAACCAAGTTGCAGCTATTGTAACGGATTCCCATGCTTTAACAAAAACATTAGCTAGAAAAGTACCTAATGGCACTAGAGCATTCTGCCATAGCCAAATAGCTGCTTCTCTAATACGGTTAAGTATTTCTTCTACCTTGCCTCTAAAAGCTTCGTTAGTGTTATAAAAATATAAAAATGCCGTAACTAAAGCACCTATTGCTAATATTGCCAATGTTATAGGCAAGGCAACTCCACTCAATATAGCTCCTATAATTGTGCCAGCAGCTTTAATTGTTGCCACAATAGTAGTCCAATTTGAAGCGATCTGAAAGGCTGCAAAAGCTACTGCAATAGTCGCCAACGCTCCAACAATAATAATTTTATTATCAGTTATTATACTGCCTAAATCTGTAAATGCTGTTCTTACCTTATTAGCCATTTCTTGGGCTTTGTTGCTTACATTAACAAAACCTTCTGTATTTACACCGCCCATTGTATCTACCGCAGCACCACCAGAAGCTCCACCGAGTTCAGCGTCACCCGCTCCACCTGCCGAAAGGCTATTGACTTCGTCAAATCCTGCCACACCTTGTTTAGCCGCTTTACCAGCATCTTTATAAGATTTTCCAAGACCATCTACTGCGTCACTTTGAGAGTCAACCGCTTCAGCACTTGCGGCAGCTGATACCGACGCTTTACCAAATAAAGCCGTCATAAATTGCGCTATAAAGTTTGTTGCTTTAGATAAGGCATAAGCAAGGTTTGTGAGTGCTGGTAGGATGTAGTTATAGATCGGCAAGAACGCTTGGCCAAGATTAAGCTTTATGTTTTTAAGTTGCATCATAAACTTAAGTTGTCGGCTCATAGTGTTGTCTAATACTTCGCCACCATATCGCTTCTGGACCTGTTCTAAAATACTGAATAATCGTATTTGTTGTTGAGTCTGATAATCGATTTGATTCCAACTTTTACCATTAGCAAACTTTTTAAAAGCGTCTGTTGTGGTTAGCATTCCTACTTGTGCATATATGCCTAAGTCCTCAATAGCTTCAGTGTTACCAAGTAAGCCTGATCTGATTCTATCCATTACATCTTCCATCGTTCGGCCTGTGCTTGACGCCACAATAGAGGAAGCTTTTAGCAGGTTTACTGTATTTGTCATAAGTTCGGTAGTACTCGATGAGAAAACAGCTACTAAGTTTCCAAATACTGCACCATATCTAATAGCTTCAGACTTAGACAAGTTAAAAGCTTCAGCCGATGTACTCGCCCATTTTAAAAACTGATTACTACTTTCAGCCATGATTCGACTGATCTGTTGTATTGCAGATTCTACTTTCATAGCATCACTAACGACTGTCTTTAAAGCTACCATACTAAGCGCTGTTCCAAGTATAGTTTTTACAACGTTCATGCTTTTTCGAGTATTTTCTTTTAAGCTTTTGAGCGCTTTGTTAGCTTTTTCGACTTCTCGTTTCATACTGCTAAAGTCTGCACCACCACGTATAAGCAGATTCTTTACTGCTCCCATAGTTCTCACTCCTTTCTATGCCGTATTTCCGCCCATCTCCATGTTAAGTCGTTTAATTTCTTCTAACATTTCCTCTGGCGTCTGTTCTTTTGGCTTTATGCCTAATATCTTGTGTAAAGGGTCAGGCTTATTCTTTCCAAGCCATTGTATAGTCCATCGGGCTTGTAGATATGCTATTGTTATGGCTGTATCGTAATCTGCCTGCATCTTATCATTTTCATATTGTATTTTTTCTTTATACGCCTGTATATATATGTTTAATTCATGCGGCGTCATATCGTTATACTCCGACAAACTAATACCTAATCTAGCGGCGGTCATGAGTGATGCATCCCAAGTAAATGGATCGCTATCCTCCGCCGCATCTAGTTTTTTGCAGCTAAGTCTCCAAAGGATGAGCCAAATGCTTCTTGCATTTTCTCAACAATATGCGAAAAGCTTGGAGCTTGGTCGAGTAAATCTTCCATATCTTCGAGTTTAAGCACTTCATTATGTGAGGCTGCATCGGATAATAATCCACAATACATAATCTTTTCAAGTTCACCCATATCTAGAGTTTCCATATCCATTGATGCATCAAGGTCTTTACCCGTAAGTGCTGTCAATGTTTTTAGTGCTTTATGACCGTACCTAATCATTCTAGGTCTATCAAGTTGAATAAATACTACTGCTGGTTTATCGCTCATGTACTACCTCCGACTTTACAAATAAGGGGCCATTACAGCCCCTATATGTTTGTTTATATTAGCTTACTTTAACTACTGTTACTTCGTAGGTCTTAGCTACTTTACTAGATTCCTGAACTACGATTACTACTTTCTTGGAGCCTACTGCTGCAATTGAAATCGAGTTAGATGCGGCTCCACTAGTTACCGTCTGAACGAACGCACCGTCAACAAATACGCTGATTGTATGAGTTGCTGCTGTTGGCGTAACTGTAAACGATGTTGCTGTAACACCACTAAATGCATACAAGTATTTATCGTTTGCAAATGTAGGAGTTAACGCTCCGCCTGTGCCAGTTAATGTTAACGCAGTCAATCCACCCGATGCAGTAAGTCCAAGCGTTGGCTTTCCAGACACTTTGATAGTAGCTTCAAAAGGAATGAAATCTTCCATAGCCGCTTCTGTCTTAATGCCTGTAACAATTCCGTTGAAATCCCATGCTGCGCCAAGCGCCGAAGGAAACAAAATCGTAAAAGCTGTTAACGCTCCGCTATCAAACAAAGTAGCCATTGCTATTTGGCCTGTAGCGTCGCTAGTGTTAAAATAACCACTGATAGACACTTCGCCAGCGTCCTTAAGTCCTTGAATAAATTGTCTATAACCACCTGTGCTGTCAAGCGTAGTGGTGTCTAGTGTATCTGCTTTCATATCTAACCCACCGATGCTAGTTAGATCCGCAATTGCATTTGCTCCAATTTTAATTCTAGAGCCCATTCCTAAAGCTGCCATGTATGTTTACCTCACTTCCGTTTTTTAATAGGTTGCCGTCATTCGTATGACAGATGTAAAGGCCTCTGGTTGGTAGACATATTCGTCGGGTAAGTACTCGACCACAACATCTTTAACACCTGTTTCATTAGTGCCTATATAACGTCCAATGAATGACAACAATTTGTCTTTAATCGCGTCTTGTAAATCTTGCGTTTCCGCATACGTTTGTGCTACAACCGTTATTTGATAAATGCCTACTGTTGCAATTGATCTACCATCTAAGACACGTTTAAACGTCACGTTTTCTTTAGCACATACTACAAACGGTTGAGCTGTCCCTTCTGGAGCAGTTAGCATTTTAACTTTATCCGTTAAGCCAGAAACTTGACTTAATTCATTCAGCATATCTTTTTCAAAATTCATATTTCACCTCTACAGCACTTTGTCGATTTCTTTTTGCATTGTTGTAACAACTTTTTTCTCAAAGGCTGTTTTGTTTTCGACAAGACCATCTCTTAAGTAATGTACTCCTGGTATGTTGCGGCCACTATTAACGTGTCTGAATCCATACTCAATTGATGCCGGATAATAATAAACACCTTTTCTAGCTTTCTTCGTTTTATTATCACGCGTCATACCAGTCGAGGTGGTTTTTTGAAATATAGAGTTCATTTTTTTGTTAAGCGTTACTTGATAGACCTTCTTGCCTTTAACCCTTGACTTTTCGCCTTTGATAACAAGCCCACGTCTTAGATTTCCTGTTCTATCTTTCCATTTACCGAGTTTAGCGGCTTTATGTGCAATCTTTATACCTTCTTTGGCTGCTTTAGTAACGACTGTCTGAGGTAGTTGTCCTAACTTTCTAATCGTCTTTTCAAGCTCTTTCATGCCTTCAATTGTATATTTAGCCAATTAAATCAGCTCCTTACACATCAACTGCAGCTCAACGTCCATTTCTTTGTAGTTAATAACGGATTGGATAGACAATATCCTATCTCCGTACTTAATACGCATATCTGGCGTTATACCTGTCCTATATCTTAACCTAACCTTATGTGTGATTTCACTGTTTACTGTCTCCGCTGCGAAATATTCTCGCCCTACAATCGGAGATACTTCCGCCCATACTGTCTTGAAATCTTCCCATGCGTCCATAATAGATTGTCCATAGTCGTCTTTTAACGTGCTAGGCTGTTGGATAATAACTCGCTTATTTAATTTACCTGGATTAAATGTCATAATACACCGCCTTACAAGAGGTTTCTAGCGTGCAAACCTAATATACTCTCGACAACTTTGTTTACATTTCCTTTGTCGACATACATCGCACGCGTGTCGTACATATCAGACACCAACACATAGACAACAATTGTTAAGTCCTCAAAGACGTCTGCTTCTTCTGCGGTAAGTCCAGTGTATGATAATATATAAGCTAATGCAGCTATAAGCAGGTTATCCAAAAATATAACTCCTTGGGTAAGTAACTCTTCAGAGTCTAATTTAAGATAGTCTGCTAGGTCCTCTGTTGTCAGTTCGCTTATTTTCATTTAGATCAACTCCTAAACTGTTTTCATAAGGCCAGAAGCTTTTAATTTTGCAATCAAAGCATTAAGGTCAGCTACCGCTCCTGCTGCTGTTGTAGCAACACTATCTGCTTGGGTTGCTACGTTTCCTAAGATTGTAGCGTTTGTAAGGTCAATAGTGCCACCAATAACGGTTTTTTCGCCGCCTTGTTCAGTATAATTCTTAGCATTGTACATACTTGCACCTCGTTTCTTTCAAAATAGATTAAAATTAGGAGCACGACACTTTAGCCTTGCTCCTAATCAGTAATATTAAGCTTTTTGCTTCAAACAAGAAATCTTTTGAGCATTTTCAATCTTAGCATCGATTTCCATCCACGCAACAACACCAATAGCATGTTGGGTAGCGAATTTTTCGCGAAGAACTTCGATTGATGGATTTTCAGCAACTTTAACAGCAAGACCAGTGAAGTCTCCGTAGAAAATCGAACGTTTAGCACTTGCCATTGCTGGCATGTTGTCTGTTACATAGACATCTTTGCCAAGAAGTGTATAACCCCATTTAGCAGACATGTCACGGTTTAACAAGTAGTTGCCTTCTCCGTCTTTTAATTTACGTATAGCAGTTCTTGTTGCTTTACGCATGATCCAAACCGCACCAGCTTGGTACATATCAGATACAATCTCTTGTACGTCGATTAACTCGTCAGCTGTAACTGCTGTAGCACTTGCAGTTTCTTTTGTCTGACCAGAAGTAACACCACTAAGACCAGTCACTTTGTCAGTAGTACCATTGATCAACTCTTTCTCGATGAAACGAGCGATTGTTTCAGACATAGCGTTGATGATAAAATCAACAAGTCCAAAATTAGTGTTGTTAAGTAAAGATTTTGAAACTTTAGTTAACGCACCAGCTAAGAAGCCTGTAAGTTGAATGCTTGTGAATTTACCAGAAGTAGATTCAAGTTCAGCAAACTCTGTAGCATAAGCCATTGTGATTGCTTGCGTTGATTCATCATAGTAAGGAATCGACATAGTACCACCAACATTGTAACGTGTTGCCATTTGATACAATGGAGAGATATCGATTACTTTCTTGATGATCTTGTTAACGATTGATGCTGGGATAACGGCACCATTGTCAGAAGTAGTTAAGTTAACTTCAGCACGTTCCTCAACAACGCCTTTAATGTAGTTAGCAAATGCTCTGACTTCTGCTTCGTCTTTGTTAAGCTCATCTTTTCTTTCTGTCGAAACAACACTCAACTCTAAGTCTCTTGCTCTCTCTTCAGCTTTGATAGTAGCAACAACGGCTTTGAAATCCTTGTCCATGTTTTCAAAACTCGTGTTTTCCTCGTCTGTCATCGCACGATTTTCAGTTTTAGCACTGTCAACCATTGCTTTCATATCAGCTGCAATTTTGTTTCTACGTTCCATAAGCATTTTTAAATAATTCATTATTGTTCTCCTCTCGTTTTCGAGCATAAAAGTAGCAGGCTATTTGCCTGCTCTGATTTCTTCAAGTCTGGTATCATATTTTGAATAGTTAATTGGTTCTTTAGGTGTTTCAACCATATCTGTGACGGATAGCTCCGTATCACTTGCTCGTGTTTCAATCTCGTCTAAGCTATCATCCGCCCTCAACTCGATTGATGTTGCTGAATAAGCTGGGTTCTTATCCATTACCAGCGTTATATGATCAAGATAGAAATCTTTAACGTGGCGTATTGGTAACCCTTCCGCTCGAGGCTCAATATTGTCGATAATATCTTTCATACCGAACGACCAACCTTTAAGCTTTCCAGCTCTTGCACCTTCGATTACTTTAGGGTTAGTTATAACCGTTTCAGCACGAAGTCCGATAGCATCCTCTCGAAGTTCTAAGCTATGATTTCCTGTTGCCGCTAAAACAATATTAGCTTGGTGATCCAAAGTCATTGGCACGTTGCTGTTTTTTATTAAAGCTCGTTCAAACGCTCTTTCTTCGATAACTTCAATTACTCTTTGACCTTTACTTGTGATAACAGGCTTTGACATCTTACCTGGTACATTAACATACCCGCTAATATGTACCCCGTCAGCTCTTATCTCCACTTTCATCTGTTTCACCCCCTTCCGGTTCTTCTGATTCGTCAGTATTCATTGTAGTTTCATTCATATCTTGGCTTTTTCCTGTGTTCGGAGTGTATATTTTGCCTGTTTTAACGTCATAAAGCACGCTATCAAGGCCAAGTTTAATCCAATTAAGCCCAAGCTCTGGTAAGTCCTCTAAGAACCTTACCTCGTCAATTTGCAAGAAATTAGCGTCAATTCCGACCTTGTAAGCTTCAAAACGGTCTTTTATATCACCCTTTAACAGCTCTTTAGTGTCATGAGCAAAGTAATACGTGCTTTTCTCTGTTTCTAGCAACAAATCCTTGTTAATCGCACAAATAATTGCTCTTAGCAGTGGTTTAACGCACAAATTAAAGGCGTTCTCATACTCTTGTTTGCTACCAGTGCCGTTAATAATGTTGACAGGAACATTAAAAATCTTACAAATTTCAGCCGCGTTAGTCTCTTTGTTCTCATTCAGCTGCATTTCAACCGAAGAGCTACTAGCTTCTTTGAATTGTAAGCCGTTGTTGAGTATTACGACGTTTTCTGAGTTATTACTGTATAGATTTTTCCATGCCGTTTTTAACTTTGTCATTCCTGCGTCGTCTATTGTCTTTTCTGACAACAAAAAGCCTTTTTTATTGCCACCCTTTTCAACTAGGACCTGTTCATATAACATTGTTTGATAGTAAACACTCAAAATAAGGTGGTTTTCATCAATAATGCTATACCCTTCCGCGCCGTCTCTTGTATTACGCAGCACTTTCAAGAACTCATATGGTCTGTAGGGTTTTCCATCAACATGCACTGCAAAGTCCTTATAAATTGGGTCTGTGTTCTTAATTATGCTTATTTTGCCCTCTTCGACGTAGTGCAAGCTCCTAATACTATCTAAACCGCGATTTATGTAAGCATAGCCGCCTCTTCCAAGATAATAATCAGCTACTAACGCTCTCCAAAATTGCACCGCGTCAAGAGTATCGCCTGTCTCATCGTTTAGAAGTTTTACTCTTGGGTCGTCCTTTACTTCTTTTACTGCTCCAGCTTCTAATCGATAAAGCTTGACTGGTATCATTGACACCATATCCGCCGCAAACTTGACACAACTAGCCACGCTTGGAATGTTCAAAGCTTGGTTTCTACTTATCGTTGTGGTACCAAGTAGTGCTGCAAGGAGTAAACTATCGAGGCTTACTTCTGTATCTGCTCTTTCTTCTTTTTTCTTACTAAAAAGTCCCATGTTATTTTCTCACCTCCTGACTATCCGACTTGTACGACAAATCCATCGCTTGGATTCAATAGCTCTTGTTCTATCAAGTGAACTGCTATGATCGTCGAGATTACCATGTCAACCTTGCCGGTAGAATGTTTTTTACTTACATACCTGTTTTTATTCGTATCATACACGCATTTCGCATTCTGATAATTTATCTCATAGAGTTTGCTTTCTTCGTAAACAAATTTCTTCTCCATGATGTGCTCAAACAACAATTTTGTTGGTTGATGCAATACTGAACTGTGCATCTTGACATCTACTGTCTCGTACCCAGCGTCGTCAAGTTTTCCAGCTGTTGAAAGACAATTGTACCGGTCGTAACCTATTCTGATTATCTTAACTTTGTACAACTTCTCAAGCTCCATGACGAAGTTTTCAACGAACGTATAACTTATTATCTCGTCACCACACGCAAAGCATGTGCCTTCCCTAATAAAACGATTGTAGTCAGTTCTTTCGGTCCTGTTCTTCTCTTCGATTCTTCCTACTGGTATGAAAGCCCAACTTTTAGCAATCAACCTTCCGTCGTCGTACGTTGCCATACTTACCGACACGTTATCGTTAGTCATTGCCATATCTAGCCCAATATAAACCTCTTTACCTGTCCAGTCATAGCGTTCTTTCGCCCTGCATAGCCTTAAGTTATCAACGTTTATATACGCCTCGCCGCTATTCGATGGTAGAAAGTGGTTCATATGCTTTGTTAGGAACTCTTCACGTTCTTGTGGCTTTGCCAGTGCGCTATTTCGACTCAATCTAATCTCGTCATAATTCTCTTTGATACGGAGCGGATTAGCCATTGCAAGGCCTATATCATCCCACAAATGCTTTTCTTCTGCGTAGTAGACCATCGCGAACACACGATCATCGAACTCTAGCTCTTTATAAATCTTTTTGAGAAAGTCTAGCTCTTCTAGCATGATTGATTTATCTTCCGCATAAGCTGTAGTTAATTTAAACATAAGCGGATTCTTAACATTAAGCTGCCCTGACTTCATGGCTTGTATGTTTTTGTTATCTTTGAACGCGCCGACTTCATCCGCGATAAATGCTGACGGTCTAATCGAGTTGTTACTGTTCGCCACTGCTGTTCTTGGCTGGTATGTTGTGTGTGTTAACTTGCATTCAACACGACCACTTAGTGTTTTAGGTATTTTAAAATGTTTACCCACGTTGGGGCTTGCTGATAATATTTGATTAATAGCTTTTTTAACTTCACCCGCCAGATCTCTGTCAAGGCATATGCTATAAAACTCTGAGTACTCGTCCTCTTTCAGCATCAAGATTATAATTATCAAGGCGCATATAAACGTTTTGGCGTTCTTTCGAGGGATAAACATCGTTACATCTCGATATCTATACTTGCTTGGGTTCTTTTTGAACCTCCAACCGAATATATTGGCAAGAAAAAAAGCTTGAAAATTTTCAAGCCCGTCATGGATTGGTACGCCTACAACATGTAACCCTGTTGCGAAATTCAGTAGTTTTAGTATTCCTTCAATGATTTTTATTTCTTTCCGGTCGAAGTAGTAAAGATATCCAGGCTTTCTGTAGATCTCTAAGTCTTTTAGAAACCATTCACACTGTGTCTTAACTTCAAAAGTCGTAGGCTCTTTTCCAGATATAACATCTTTGGCGTACTTCTTAGCTTTTTCTAATAACATTTAGCATCATCCACCCCTTAACACTTTAAGGAGTACGTCGTCCTCTCGCTCTTGTTCTGGTATAACGAGCTTGCATCTGGATGATATCGTTAATCCTAGATCATTCGCCGAGCTTCGACACTGTTTGAACGCTTTATCCTGTATGTTGGCTATCTTCGTCACTGTATCAATGCTTGCATATACTAGAGGTGACGACAAGCTAGTCGTATATGTCAAATACACTTGCTTTGATAACAAATATCTTGCCAGTGTATCAATATCTAGATCCGTAAAAATTCCAATCTCGACAAGTCTATCGGCTATCTCTTGAAATTCTGTGTGTAAAGCTTCAGGCAAGTACTCTGGTATCTCGATTGGCTTTGATACTATCTTGATTTCTTCCCGTTCTCTTTTTTCAATTTCTGCCTTGGTTAGATTCTTTCGTCCTTTTGCTTTTACCAGTGCTATTGGTTGTTTTTGGCCTGACATCTCTATCACTTCCTCTCTGTTTTTAGCCTATAAGTCCCTAGTAGGGATAATTTTTTAAGTAAATA